CCACATCCTCATCGAAGACGATGGACGTTTGGTTCGCGGCTCTTATTCAATCAAAGATAACGTCGACACCTCAGATGGACGTTACGCCGCGCACACTAAGAACTGTAATACCGGAAGCATTGGCGTTTCGCTCTGTTGTATGGCGGGAGCAGTGGAGAACCCATTCAATCCCGGTAAATATCCCATGCTTGAAAAGCAATGGGATACCCTCACCACTGTTGTTGCTGACTTGTGCAGCACATACAAGATTGCTGTAACGAATAAGACTGTATTGTCGCATGCTGAAGTGCAGGCTAATCTTGGCATTGCACAGTCTGGCAAGTGGGATTATACCAGATTAGCATTTGACCCTGAGACTATTGGGGCTAAAGCTTGTGGTGATAAGCTGCGTGAGGAAGTATTAGCTAAGCAGTCTATTGGTATTAACACTGCTTCAGTCGAGGCATCTTCTACTGCTTCACCAGAAGTTAATACAGAAGGTTTTGAAAATTGAATCAGTTGGAGATTTGCCCTCCCGTCTCCGACTGTAGGTGACCTGTATTTTGACTGGATGAATCTTGCGGCGCCCACGCTTGATTAGTTGACTTGCAGGTCACCGCCCCCATTTATATTTGGAGTGTATAGTTGACCTTTCAGTGGCGATTTAAAGACACTCTTATCAACTTTCTAAGTGGACTTGGCGTTCCAGGAAGAGATAAAGCTGTTTCTTCCTTCTGGTCATATACACCTCTTACTCAGCAGGACGTAGAGACTGCCTACAGATCGAATTGGATAGCGCGAAAATTAGTCGATATTCCTGCTTATGACGCAACCAGAGCGTGGAGAGCTTGGCAAACCGATACTGATAAATCTGAAAAGCTTGAGGATTTAGAATCAGAGCTTAAAGTTTCCCGCCACCTGCGCAATGCTTTGATTATGGCCCGCCTATATGGCGGTTCAGCTTTGATATTAGGTGTAGATCGGGGCAGATCGAGCGATGAACTTAACATTAAAGAAGTAAAGAAGGGTGATTTTAAGTTTATTGTGCCAGTTTCTCGCTATGCTCTTGGTACTGGCCCGCTTATTACAGATGTAATGTCGCCAAATTATGGTAAACCAGAGTATTTTACTCGCAATCTCACTAGCTCTACTGCTTCACCTCTTGAATATCAAATACATCCCTCCCGTGTAATCATCATGCAAGGAATGGGCCTACCTGACCCGTTTAGCTCTGGAGAAATCTGGGGTGATAGCGTTCTTCAGGTGTGCTTGGATGCCGTGCAAGGCGCAACGGGAGTTGTACAGGCTGTTGCTACACTAGTCCAAGAAGCAAAGATAGATGTAATCAAAATACCTGATCTTAGCCAAAATTTGGCAACGCAAGAGTATACTAATCAATTAATCAGTCGTTTTCAATTAGCGAATAGTGCCAAATCTATCATAAATACCTTACTTTTGGACAAGGAAGAAGAATGGCAGCGTATCACTGCTGATATGAATGGCCTACCTGAAATTCTCAAAATGTTCTTACTCATTGCTTCTGGCGCCGCTGATATACCAGCAACACGTATGTTAGGGCAGTCTCCGGTTGGTCTAAATGCTACTGGAGATGGCGACTTGCGCAATTACTATGATCGAATTAATTCTGAGCAGACAAATGTTATGTCGCCAGCTTTAACTGTACTTGACGATGTCTTAATTGCTTCTTGTTTTGGTAGTAGAAATCCGTCAATATATTATGAGTGGAATAGTCTCTGGCAAATCACTGCTGAAGAGAAAGCAAACATTGCTTCAATAAAAGCAAAGACATTTCAAATTGATGCTACTGTTGGTCTAATTGATCAGGAAGCTTTGCGCATTGGCCGCCAAAATCAACTAATTGAAGATGGGTTCTATCCTGGTCTAGAAGAGGCGCTGGAAGAACAAGATCAGTTGGGTCTTGAATCTATGGTATCTCCTGAAGAACAGGAAGCGATGGAAGAAGAAGCTGCCGCTCAAATGGTAGCTGAACAAGCAGCACTTGCTCCACCAAAAGTTGAGGCAGAAGCTAAAGTCAAAGTTCCACCCAAAAAGCCAGTTAATGATGTAGATTTTGAAGATGAAGAAGAAGTCATAGATGAAGAAGAATTTGAAGAATTTGAAGATGCAAATGAATGTCACGATCCTGAAACTGGCAAGTTTTGTGGAGAAGGTGGTGGAAGTAGTGGTGGTGGAAGTAGTGGTGGTGAACCTAAGCTTAGTCATGAATCATTAAAAGAACAACTTGGGAAACCGGTAGCTAAAGAAGGCCATACGTATGCTTACAAAAGGCCTGGTGGCAAAGAAACAATTTCTGTAAATAATACTGCAAAACCCGCAACTGATACTGTTCTTTATAGAGGAACCCAAAATCCAAAAGAATTTGGTAGTATAAAAAGTGTAGTTGTTCGTGAAGCAGAATCAATTGGTGGTGGATTAAAGTTGGCTTCTTCAGCTCGTGAGGTTGTAAAATACGATCTGAATATTATTGGTAAAACTTCAACGCAACGTTTTAGTTCACTTAAATCAGCTATGGAACGTGCGGAATTTGAGCGTAAGCTTTCTGCACCAAAGAAGCATAAAGATGAAAATGAATGTCACGATCCAGAAACTGGTAAATTCTGCGGCGGTAGCGGCGGCAGTAGCAGTAGTGGAGGAAAGCCAGCCAGTCAAAAAGTAGGAACAATACCTGGTTTCAAACCTAGCACCATTAAATCTAGACAAGTAGTTTCAAGAATTCAGACTGTTGATAAAAAGAATTTCACAGGGCAACCTAAGCCATTATCAGAAGCTACTAAACCAGGTAAAGCAGAGACTGGCGATCTTGCTGAGAAGATTATTCTCCATTACATAGAAGAAGAATATGGTGAAGCAAGACATGCTGAACCTGGTAAGTCTAATTATCCAGTAGATTTAGTTGCAGGTGATTATTTGATTGAAGCGAAAGGTGGCCTTATCAGTAATACAAAAGGTGCCCAGCAATGGGCAAGTAAAATTGGTGGCCCTGGGCCAACTGAAACTGCATTACAGAAGATGATGACTAGAGAAGAATTGTTTCAGCATAATGAAGAAAAAAGAGAAAGAATTTTGGAACGAAAATATGAAGTGGTAGAGGAATTGAGCGAAAGATTTGGTAGACAATTAGGTGCAAAGACAATAACTGCTATCATAGATACTGATTTACAATTAGCTGATATTTTTGAATTTGATGAATTTCATAGACGCTCACCTGGTTGGACTACTGCTGATGCAAAAGCAGCTTATAGAAGGACGGTGAGATATGAGCACTGAAGAAAAAGAATTAACACCTGCTCAAAAGAAGTTGAAGGCACGTTTGCCTCCAGAAGTGTATGAAGAAATGGAGGCTAAACTTGAAGCAGAAATGAATGAGTATAAAGAAAAACTTATTGAACTTTTTTTAAGCCAAAATACTCAAAAGAAAATGGAAGAACCAAAAGATGATGACTAGATTTTTCGCGGCGGTCCTTGATCCTAAAGCTAAGAAACATCTAGTCAGAGTGCTGGCTGAAGATACTACTACTACAGATGAAGATATTACTTATGAAGAATTGGCAAAACTTTTGGAACCTAAACCAATTCAAATAGGATGGTATGAACTATATGATACTGATGCGCGCTATATTGGAAAACAAATAACTGAACTTCGTGGTCCTCAGAGACATATCAAAGCAATAGATGATAAAAGACGTGGCAAATCTAGCTCATAATCATCGTGATCCTAAGCGTGATCCGACAAATTCTACAGATTTGCGTCGCAGATTAGATACTGATCTGAGAAGGGCACTTTCTTTATTTCGTGAACGGGTGCATACTTCAATTGTAAAAGTCGATGTTCTTGGTTACGAAACAGGATTTGCTAATCAGCAGCATTTATCAAAATCATTAATTGGAATACTTCGTCGTCAAGCTAATACTACTTTTGGTCCTGCCCGCAAGCGCCTCGCAGGTATCCTACAGGCAGCATATGTACGTGGCAGAACTCAAGCGCAAAAGGAAATAGGTGTTTCAAACGCAGTGTTACCAAGTCCAGAAGCGCAAGCAATCATTGCTAATGCTGAATCTGAACTTGATAAGATGCTTAGTGAAACTATAGATCGAATTATCCAACGGCTTGGCAGTGCAGATGGCTCCGACACTCGGTTCAACTTATATAGAAAGGTGATACTTCCAAATTTAATGAGACCGTTGTCCTCCCGTCTTCATTCTCTTACAGAAACCAATATTACTCGTGTTTATAACGCTGGTAAATTGGATTATTATGAAGCATCGAATGTGCAATCGGTAGGTGTTCGGTCTGAATCGCTTGGTAAAGCGGCAGCAAAACTCTTGCGAACTACAATTTCCAGAGATAGTCGGTTCATTGATGCAGATGAAGATGAATTAGACTATTACCAGGTTGAAACTGCTGGAGATGATCGAGTTTGTGAGATATGCCTGTCCTATGAAAGTGCGTTGTATACTTTGGAAGAGGCAAGAGAGCTACTTCCAGCACATCCAAACTGCCGTTGCGCAGTAATTCCAGCTTAACAAAAGGAGATTTCGATGGCTATCGTTCCCAATTTTAGTGATTCTGTTCTCAAACTTATTTTTAATGCTGAACCTATTGATAAAATTGCTGATAATGCAACAACTGCACCACTTACTCAGCTATATTTGAGCTTGCATACGGTTGATCCTGGTAATTCTGGTGATCAATCAGTTAGTGAAGTGGTTTATACTGGTTATGCACGTATGCCCGTGACCCGTGATGAAACTGGATGGACCGTTCTAGCGGGAAATGTGTATTTGACTGGTGTAGTTGAGTTTCCTAATCCTGTTGCAGTCGCGACCGCACAGGTTGCTACCTTTTT